GCCAACGGCACGAACGGGACCCCGGATTTACGATCTATCACACCGGCTGGCCTGAAGCCGCTGGTTCGCAACTCATCACTCTAATGGCTATAGCCGCTGACACATTACTCGCCGAGTCTCAGTGCTACCTGTGCCTTGGAATTAGCCAAGCGGAGGCGCTGGAGCTGGCGTTGCTTAACCGCATCGCTGGCGGCAGCTCTCCATCTTCTGGTGGAGGCGGGTATACGATTCCACTGGTTCAGCCATCGGCGGGAAGCCCAGTGGCAAGCACAACCTACTACGTGGGAGGGGACGTCTCTGCAGTGGGCAACGCATGGACCACGAGTGGTATTTTCTACCAGTTCTACAACGTGGTCGTCCCAACCGCTGGGACGGTCACCAAGCTGTGGCTCAGGACTCGCATTAGGCTTGTTCTGGCAACAGCCGGTAACGTGACTCACGACGTTCTTGTAAATGGAACGACCGGACATGGCTCTGTCGTGTATCCTTACACTGCCACAAGTCAGGAGGGCTCTGACTTTACTCTGAACGCTGCAGTGGCTCAGGGTGATACTCTCGCTCTCAGGCTGGTTACCCCGGCGTGGGCGACGCCTCCAACTGGAGTCACCATATTCGGTCTGATCTACATCCAGACTTGAAGCAATACCTCTTGATCGCCTTGGCCCTGATAGCGGGATGTGCTACCACAAATCCGACAGTTGACCTCAAGTCTCCCTTGAGTCGTGGCCTCAGGATTTCTCGACCTGTCTGGAGGGGTTCTACCTCGGAAATCCGAGGAGTGATCTATCTGGTCTGGGGAAACAGCAATCCCACCAACGACCTTCCGTTCATCATCACCGACATCTGGTCGACCACCAACCTGTCAGTGCCGTTCCAGCCAAGGTTCAGGCTGCCTCCATACACCAACTTAATGGCGATCTATACGACCAACCGGATGGAGCTGTTCATTGCCCGGTTTGCCAAGACGAACGAACAGCCGTGGCAGTGGAGCGAGTGGTCTGCTGACTAGCTGAAGGTCAGAGCTCCTGACCTCGCGATCTTCCGAGCCTTATCTTTAAGATCACGCTTCCAAGCGTCCTGAGGCATCAGCCGCTGGGGGCTGTGGAGCTTCTGGATGATGAACCCCTTCTGGCGTGCGCCATGAACTCCGACGGCCACAGCGTCAGCCAAGTCAGGTGAGCGACCAGTCTTGAGCTTCATCTCTTCCTTGGGCTCAACCTCGATGCGGTTTCCGGAGACCATCTTCCATTCGCGCTGGGAGAACTCAGTGCAGACGTCTTCGCGCATCCCACGGAACTGGCCAGACTCAACGACCATGCGGACAGAGAACCACATCTCAGTGATTCGCTTGGAGTAATACTCGTTGCAGGGCTTCTGGATTTCCGTGGACACCATCAGGTCTGACGGCTTGCCGCCGCAGTCGATGGTGTTCGTGTAAATCATGTTGTTCCGGGCGAAGGCGCTCACCAGCGAGGTCCTCATACCGGCGTCGTAGAAGAAGTTCGAGTGGGATATGCCCCGGCGCTGCAGGTTGTCCCGGACAAAGCTCACGATCTGGTCCTCAGCGGGCTCAGAGTCCTTCTCGGCGGTGATGGGCACGTTGACGATGTCTATCAGCGCCAAGATGTGCTTCATGTTGCGCGGATTCTGCTGCTGCATGACGATGGCAGCCATCTGGACGTTGTTGAGCGGCATCAGCCCTTCCTCGGTCTCAGCACCAAACCAGAGCTCGCCAAACACGCACCGGTCGCCACCCACTCCGCGATAGGCTGCGTCGAGGAAGCCTATCTTGGTGATATTCGAGTCTCGCCAGTTCGGTGGCCTGAACGCTCCGAACTTCTGGCAGGCTTGCTTGGTCAGCACCCGGCGTGAACCCTGACCGCGAGGCATCCGGGCCTCGTTCATCATGGTGTAATGCCAGTCGTCGACGCCCCATATTTGAGCGTCGTCGACCATCTGCTGCCGGGTGATCAGGAATGGGAACGGGGTCGGATTTCCGGGGTCCGACTTCAGGTTGGGAGAGTCGCTGCCCGGGAGCTGCAGGCAGATGCCGTCCGGGAATCGAGTAGCCCACGTCTTCGTGCCGGGAGTCTGGTCGATGCCTCCTTCCCACCCGCCAAGGCTCTGGTGGGGCTCGCAGAGCACGCCGTGAGCATTGGTGGTCTCGTTCGGATTTCCGAGTCCCACGAGCTTGAAGTCATCGCACTTGGAAAGGTTGGCTGAGGCATCAAGGAAGGCGCGGGGCATCAGGTTGCACTCGTCGGCGATCATCCTGACCCGCTTGTTGTGAATACCGATCATTGAACCCAGCCCGACATACTGGTTACCCTTCTTACAGGCGACACCCATGATGCCGTTCTTGAAGTCTCGCCCTTCTGTGAACTCGTTCCGGGCATCTGCCACAAGGCGCTGACGACCTTCGATAAGGTGACCCGGAATCCACGGGAACTCTCGTTTGATCAGCTTGTGGTATTTCTTGATCATGCCCCATATACGGATTTCGAGGCTGTCACGGTCAGTTGAGGTCACCAGCCCAGTGGTGCATTCAGAGTGGGCATACCAGTCGGTGAGCACGTTGCACCCGAAGCTGTCGGACTTGCCGGACGCCGCGCAGCCCATCACCCCGATGTATTTGTAGCTCAGGTAGACCTCAAGGCACTTCTCGGCCCAGTGGTTCTTGAACGGCCCACACTCCCAGATGCGACCGGGCCACGCGATCTCCTGAAACTTTCGGAAGTGGTAGAACAGCCCTTCTCCTGCGGTTTCGCCATCAGACTTGGTCCATTTGCCACCTCTGGAGATCATCTCCTTCTCGATGGAAAGGGGCGTAGCGGACTTGTGCCACTTGAGGTTATACTTAACGAACAGGGAGGATGACTTCTTGTCGAGCATGGTTTTGCTTGAATGCACAGTGCCTTTAATGGAATGTCGGGTCAACGAGTATGTCTCTAGGCCCTGTCATTATTACCGACGGAAGTATAGACTTTTCCGGAGGCGTAAACTCGGTTTGCGTCCCCACCATCCAGTCAGCACGAAATCCCAACGGTCTTCCGCGCAATCAGCTCGCGTGGTTGGACAACGCCGGGTGTCGCGATGGTGGCATCACGCCTCGATCTGGTTACCAGTATCTCAAGACGGTCAGCGTGGGCACGTCGCTGTTTCAGGGCAAGTTCATGTATCACCCACTGAACGCTGACCCATACCACATTTACTCCATTGGAGGTCACATCTATCTCGTGACCGCAGACGGCGCTCCCCCAAGAGACCTGTCCGTAGAGTTCGGACTGCTGATGCCTCCAGACGAGCCCATCAGCTACTTCGTCCAAGCTGAGCAATTTCTGATCATCCAAGCTGGTGACAATGTCACGCTGCCCTTATTTTGGGACGGCGTGACATTGCGTCGCAGCATCGGCATCACCAACACTGCCGTCGCTCCGGGGACTCCCGGGGTTAATGAGATTCCCGCCGCGACCGCCATGGACTACTTCATGGGCCGGGTCTGGTATGCCCAAGGCCGCGTTGCCAACGCTGGGGACATCGTAGGAGGCCCGTCAGGCACTTTGGCCTATGAGTTCCGGGATGCGGTCCTTAACGTCACAGAGTGCCCTCTGGTGCTCGGCGGTGATGGCTTTAGCGTTCCAGCCCAAGACGGAGTTATCCGTGGCATCGCCCACTCCGCCAACATTGATAACGCTCTGGGCGAGGGTCGGCTGTTCATGGGGACTCGCAAGGCAATCTACGCACTGAACGTCCCGGTCACCCGTCAGGCATGGATTGCCACCACTGACAGCAATCAGCCGCTGGTCACCATCGTCCAACTCAACAACGGCTGGGTCAATGACCGTGGCATCACGCTGGTCAACGGCGACATCTTCTACCAGTCCTTAGAGCCCGCCATCCGATCGCTCAACCAATCGACCCGCTACTTCGGTCAGTGGGGCAACAAACAGATCAGCAACAATGAACAACGCATCCTCCAGTATAACGACCGTGCGCTGCTCCGACATTGCAGTGGCATCTACTTTGACAGCCGCATGTATCAAACCGCGCTTCCCATACAGGCGGACCGTGGCGTCGTCCACAAAGCAATCGTTCCGATGGACTTTATCCCCATCTCTGGATTCAACGCAGAGTCTCAGCCCAACTGGGAGGGGATGCAGGAAGGTCTGGACGTTCTACAGATGACGACTGGTGACTTCGGTGGCCGTGAGCGAGCATTCGCCAGCGTGGTCTCCCGACGTTCCAACGACATTGAGCTCTGGGAGATGACCAACTTCCAGAAGGACGACATTGCCCCTGACCCCGACCATCCGGGCTCACTCCGAGAGAACCGCGTGACGTGGGTCATTGAGTTTCCGGCATTCACATGGGGTGACGAGACCTCTCTCAAGAAGCTGGTAGGGGCCGAGCTCTGGGTGGACCGCCTGTTCGGCACAGTCCAGTTCAGCATGGAGTATCGTCCAGACGGTCAGCCGTGCTGGATTCTCTGGCACATCTGGAAGAAGTGCTCAACTCGGACTTCCGAGGAAGGAGTGTTCGCTCCGATTGGATACCCGCTGATTCCCTGCCTTGAGTCTTACGTGGCCAACATGAGCCTCCCAGCCCCAGACCCGACGAAGTGTGCTAATGTCATGGGACGTCCAGCGATCGTGGGGTATCAGTTCCAGCCACGCCTTGTGATCAAGGGGTTTTGCCGGGTGCGCGGCATCTACCTTCACGCTGAGCCGGTCGGTCGAAAACTGTATGACGAGATTACGTGCTGATGAGCTTTCCCTGCATCAATCCATGTATCATCTGTGAGCCTTCGATTGGCGGTGGAGTCGGACCTGTCGACCCAGCCAATCCGTTCGTCAACCTGTCCTCGGAAACCCCGGACGTTGACGCCTTCATTGGTAGCCGCTATGGCCCTCCGGGATTGCCTCCACTGGGTTCTAACTGGACCTCGCTGGGTTGCATTGGCTGGTGCTATTCCACCATCTCTCAAGAGGCGGCTGACCTGTGCGCCAACCAGCAGGCTGTCCTGTGCCTGCCGCCGCTGTGGCCTCAACCGTGCCCTGAATGTGTCCCCACTCCACAGAACCCAGTCCCGGAGAAGCCAGCCACGATCTACTTCAACTTTCCGCAGTCCTGCCAGACCACCTGTCCAGATGGCAGCCTTTACACCTTCACGGTGGCAGCGGGGTTATTTGCGTCACCCTACAACCAAGCCACAGTCGACGAGATGGCGAGGTCCTACGCCTGCAACAAGGCGGCGCTGAACCAGATTTGCATGGGCACTCTGTCGCCCAACCGGACCTGCTCCAACGCTCCCTACGTGGGCTCGGTGACAGTCTCCACGGTGAACGCTCCAGTCACCTTTGAGGTGGTGGGCTCTCTGCCAGACGGCCTGCTACTGACCCAGAATGTGAACGGGGTGACCGCGATCATCTCCGGGTCTCCGAGCACTCCCGGCAACACGATGTTCACCATGCGTGCCACTGACTCCATCGGTCAGGTGGTGGAGAAGGTTCTCGACCTCAGTATTTTTGGAGTGGCCAGCCCCAGCCTTCCGAACGGG